GGGGAATCCGAAGAAAGCGGATGAACTCGAAAGAAAATATGATTTGGCCAGACTTCAAGGCCGTATAGATTTTTCTCGGTAATTGAAGGATAGCCAGATCATGCATGATAAGGAGATATAATCATGGCTGCTAGTACAACTCGTCCTACTCTCGTTCCCGCATCTAGTACTTACTATAATGCGGCCTCGGGTGATTATTATGGTTCTCAGGAAGCTGCGACTACTGCTCGTTGGATTCCTCAGATTTTTGCAAAGAAGGTGCTTTAAAGAAATTCGGAGCACTAAAAAGATTATCTAAATAACGGAGTAAAATCCGAGGGAAAGTGATGTCCACTATATAAAGGAGGACTTGAATGTTTAGTACTGATTCCCTTGCTTATAAGATTAGGAATAATAAATTAAAGAAACATTCTGAACAGTTTAATAAGTGGTTGGCAGGTTTTATAGATGCAGATGGGAGTTTCTCTCTTCACTTTAAAAAGAACTCTAATGATAGGTACTCAGTGTACCTGCAGTTTTCTTTATGTCAAAGTGCATCTAATGATCCTGACTTTGAACTTTTAAGATCTATATGTTTCTATTACTCTATGGGTACAATATACTTTGAGAATAGAGATAGTGAGATTAAGAAAAGTTCATCTGCCAGGTGGGTATTAAATTCTAAAGAAGCAATGAAGTTATCCAATCTTATAGGTAAACATCTTCTAATAAAAGCTACTCATGCAGATAATATGGTATGGTTAGTTAAAGAGTTAGAGGGACACTCAGTAGATAAAGAGTGTATAGAAGAATTAAAGGAATACTCACAGTGTTCTCGTAATAAAAGTCGGTGGTTTTATATTCCAAAGCATCCTGCATGGGCATGGTTGGCAGGTTACCTTGATGGGGATGGGCATTATCGATGTAGATTACAAAGACAAAGAGAGTATAGTAAGGGGGGTAGTACTCATACAACTAGTGCTAATGAATTAAAACTATTTGTAGGAGCCTCTATGAATGATTCTTTTATACTTAATTTTTTGCATATACACCTAAATGGTTCTATTAGAGATAGAAAAGATGGTGTAAGGTTTTGGCAACGATCACTTGGAAAGAACTCTTATAAGTTTGCTATAGAGTTTATCCCCCAAATGCTTAGGTACTGTTGCATAATAAAGAAGTATATGACCTTGCAAAAGATGCTAGACTTTCACACTACCCGCAGAGACTAAACGATAATCCTCTGAATAAGAGAAGCGATAGTCCAAAGCGAAATTTTTACAAGACTACGGTCTTTGGGGAAGTAGCTAATACTGATTATGAAGGTGAGATTAATAAACAGGGTGACAGTGTTGTTATCCGTCAGAATCCCACCATTACTGTCAATGCTTATGAGCTTGGTGGAACCCTGACCTATGAAGTCCCGACTGCTGCCTCCCTCGATCTCTTGATTGATAAGGCATATGCTTGGGCCTTCCAGGTTGCTGATATTGATGATGCTCAGGCTGATGTTGATATCATGGGTATGGCTTCTCAGGATGCTGCGGAGCAACTGCGTATTAAGATTGATGTAGAAGTATTGTCCTACCTGTATAATCAGGGTCATGCTTCCAATATGGGTTCTGCTGCTGGTGCAATCACCTCTGCTATTAATCTTGGTACCTCTGGTACTCAGGTAACTGCAGTTCCTTCTGGTGTCTTGGACATGTTGGTAGATTGGAACCAGGTTCTTGATGAGAATGATGTTGGTCCTGAGAATCGTTGGGTCATTCTCCCAGCTTGGATGTGTGCAATGCTTAAGAAGGGTGATCTGAAGAGGGCTGATGTAACTGGTGATGATACTGGTGTTGTTCGTACCGGCTTGATCGGTATGGTAGATCGTTTCAAAATCTATCAGAGCAACAACGTGTACTCTACCTCTGGTACTTCTGGTGGTTTCTTCATTCCTTTCGGTACTAATGAGGCTCTTACCTTTGCGTCTCAGTTGGTGAAGACTGAAAGTCTGATGATTCCTTCTGCCTTCGGTACTTACTTCCGTGGTCTGCATGTATACGGACGTAAGGTTGTTCAGCCTAAGGCGCTGGGTATTGCACTTGTTGTTAAAGGCTAATTAATAATTAGTTAGGTTAGAGGGTGGGCATATCGGGGTGACTAAGGTTTCGACCTTTGATCCCCTCTCACCCTCTATACTTATGGAGGTACTATGGCTGTAAAGGCTTGGAATATTCGAGATAATAAATACGAAATGGTCTTTGATGACCAGGTTAAGAGGGTACGTATGGCAGGTACACATCGTTTTGAGGGTGATTCTGTCTCTGATGTAGTAGTAGAGGAGAAGATTGAGTGGCCTGAACCTGTGATGATAGGACCAAAGAAGGGTAGAAAGAAAGGGGAATAATTAATGAATGCTCTTACAATAGCTCAAACAGTATATAAAAGGTGTGGACTGCACGGGACTCTTGATTCCTTTGAGTATCCAGTTGGACCTCAGCAAGTTGCTACTGTTGAAGCGGTAAAAGAAGCTTGGATTCATATTCAGGAGATGAGGTCTAAGTGGACTTTCATGGATTCTTTTACCACTTTTACAACCACCTCTGGTGTAACCACCTATGCTACCTCTGCTATTATGGTAAGTGCAAGCACAGATGATTTAGATTACATTCATGAAGGTGGAGTTATCTACGATTTTAAACCTCTTTCTAAATTAGATTGGAGAGGTTATTTATATCAGGAGAATATTACTCCAGCTACTCCTACTTGGAGTTCTTGGGATGATGCTACTAGTACTCTCTATATGAATATGCCAGATGGTGCGTATGATATAACAGTACGTTATCACAGACTCCCCCAATCATTTACATCAGGAGTAGATATACCAAGACTTCCCACCAAGTTTCATAGACTTATTACATACGAAGCTTTGCAAGGTATGGCTGTTTACTTATCTAATGATGAATTATTCACGAGATACTCTACTCAATATGATGAAATGCTTGGGGAGTTAATGCGTGGATATATCCCATCTGAAACAATAAGAGTCCCTGGAGGATTTATTTAATATGCCTAGAAAGAGAATAAGAAGTCCTCAACGAAGGGAGAAGACTATATTCCTTACAGGTGGATTGAATGAGGGGAAGGTAAGTCTGGAATTAAAACCGGGGGAGTTGAGTGATGTAAGAAATTATGAGGAAGTGATTGGTGAGTATGCAGGATATCGTTCTGTTCCTGGATTTGAAAGATACTCTGGGTATAAATCTGCTAGCGGTAATATATATGCTTCAGAGATAGCCGTAGTATTTACTACAGATGGTGATGTTAGTAGTGCCAGTGCGAGAGAAGCTTTTCGTGATACTATTGCTGCTGTGGGGGTGAGTGGTGTATCAGGTGCTCATGCCTCAGGGAGTACTGGAGCAGTATTAGGTTGCTGGTGGTATAAAGAAAGAATATATGCAGTACGAAATAAGGTGAGTACAGGATATCCTCAACTATATTTGGCATCTGCTGGCCCTACTTCTGGGTCTGGTGGGTGGTCTGAGGTTAGTGGTTGGGCGCAAGATGTTCCTGCTAATAGTGTGACTACTCAACCATATAGAATAGATACTGGTAGAATGAGTGAAGTCCCTTCTGCTGCTCCTAATAAGGAGGTGTGTGTTATTTGCAATAGTGTATCTTATCCATTTATTCTCTTTGAAGATGATGATGCAAATATTAGTGTAACTCAATTGTCACCTTCCGCCAATGGAATTGAAGATGCTTTATACCCCACCTTTTGTAAAATTTGGAATGATAGACTCTTTCTCGTATACCCAGACGGGCATCTTCGTTTCTCTGTACTCGGTTCCTTTGATTTTTCAGGAGATACAGGATTAGCAGGAGAACATTATTTTGGATCTCCTATTACAAATATAGTAGAGGTAGCAGGGGATGCTCTTGTAGTATTCTTGGAAAAGGGTATAAAGATACTGAAAAAGATTAATCCCACTCAAACAAATGCATATTCAGATGTGGAGGTAGAAACTTTTTCTAATAGAAGTAATGCTTATAATAATACAGCTACTCGTTTACTTGGAGATATTATATTCTCAGGGGATAGGGGTGTAACTTTATTCTCTCAATCAGATGCGTATGGTGATTTTAATGCAGCTACTTTAACAAAGAAGATTCAGAGTACCTATCTTAGTAAGAGATCAGCTATCCTTACAGGTGTAGCACACAGGGAGAAGAATCAATACATACTTTATTATACAGACGGAACTGGGCTTATCTTTTCCTTTAATGATAAGAAGGAGGTAGAGGGAGCTACGAAATTAGTATACCCAATTTCTCCTACTTGTTATGCTGTTAGTAAAGATAGTAGTGGTACAGATAGAATTATCTTTGGTACTACTACTGGGTACTTGATGGTTGTACGAGATGAAGCACAATCCTTTGATGGCTCCTCTATCACCTCCTCTTTTGTAACAGCATATCATGCTTATGGTTACAATACTCATAATAAAAGTTTTAAGAGGATACTCTTTGAATTAAGTGGTCCCAAAGGTCTTGTATTTTCAGTTCGTCCTAATTATGATTATAGGGGGGCTGATGTACCAGCAGCAGGAACACAGTATTACAACTCAGTTGGTATAGGTGGGGGTATTTGGGGAGTAGATGTATGGGGTAATTTTATTTATAAATTAGATAGTATTGAATTAGAGTGGCTTCATTTGGATGGGTGTGCAATAAATATGGGTGTATCAGTAGTTTGTTCTACCCTCCACTATTCTCCTCATATAATTCATAACTTTACAACTACATACGTATTAAGAGGGTATAAGGAGTAATATATGTCAATTATAATTGGGGTAGATACAAATCCGTATTTCACATCTCAATCTGAATTACAGGTAAATGATGGAGATACAGCATTAGCAGATGATGTTAATGGATTAACTCAAAAGACTAATACTGCGTTTGATAGGGTTAAAACAGATATTGATACTTATTTAACTTTAACAGAGGGATATAAAGATAGCGCCAGTGCTTATGCTGTAAGTGCTTCGGGGTTTATGGCGAGTGCATCCTATTATGCTGATGCTGCATTCTCCCAATCAAACTCTGCAGGAAACTTTATGGATCAAGCTTCTGGTTATGCAGATGATGCTTATGCATGGGCACTCTCTGCGGCTACTGCTGTGAGTGGGAATGTATTGAGTGGTGTGAGTGGTATTACAGTTGATAGTGTAGTTAGTGGAGTTGTTCTAATACACCACAATGATACTTCTTCCCAAGCCTCTTTAAATTTAAGTGGTTCCTCTTTTATCCAAGATCTATCCTTTGACACTTATGGTCATGTAACTGGTACTACCTCTGGCTCTCTATCTTTTAGTGGTACTTCTGGGGTAACAGTAAGTGCTGGAGCAAGTGGCAACTCCTTTTTATTCTATCATAATGATACTTCTTCTCAAACTGCTATTAGTGGAAGTGGTCCACGGTTTATCCAAAGTTTAGCATTTGATCCCTATGGTCATGTAACTGGGGCTGCTAGTGGTACTGTATATGTATTATCAACTCCAAGTGCAACTTTTGCCTTAACTACTCCTGGTACAAGTGGAGAAGAACTTATCTTTACTACACCAAATCAAACTAATGCTAGACTTCTTTTTATACAGAATGAAGTTGAGTGTGGCCAACTTTATACTACGAGTGCTGGAGCTATTATTACTAGTGCATCTAGTTACACTCACTCTACTACCACTAGTGGTGGTGTGGTAGTACAGCACTACTCTTTTAGACCAGATACTAGTGGTACTATTAACTGTGGTGGTTCTACTTTCCCGTGGATGAATATTTATACTAAGAATCCAGTAACAGTAACATCGGATGAGAATACGAAAAGTATCTCTGCTATAGGAGATGTATCTTGGTTGTATGAGGTAGAGCCAATTACTTTTAGATGGATTGGAGATACTAGTTATAGAAGTGTGCATTATGGTTTCGGTGCTCAATCTGTGGATAAAGTAGTTCCTGGAGATGATAAATTTATTGTAAAACAGGGAGATGAGGAAAAACCTTGGGGTATGTGTTATACAGAAATGATAGCTCCTATGCTTAAACTAATTCAGGAACAAAAGATAATGATTGATGATTTAACAGCTAGGGTTAATGCCTTAGAAGGAGGAAATTAATTATGGCTGCTTATGACCCATCTGGAACTTCTGGAACTCCTGGAGTTGCATTACTTGGTGCTATGGATAGACAAATTAATGTAGCTGCCGGAGTGGATAATAGCCCTTTTACTAATTCAAACTTAGTTACAGAGTGGGATGGTCCCCCCTATCCATCTGCTACTCCTGATCCTAGCGGCTCTGCTACCTCAGGTTATTCCGGTGGCCCTAATACTTCTGGCACTTCTGGTGCTCCTGCTACAGGAGCTTCTGATATTTATGCCTCTGCGGGGAGTGCTTTAAGTGGGATAGATACTTCAGTGTCGGGGGATTACACCCCACCGAATACAGATGCATATAGTGCTGCTCCTGGTTCTTCTTATATTACCCCTGAGAGTACAGTAGCTTACCAGTTAGAACAGATTATGAGTAAGGATAGTGCCCTTATGAAGAGGAGTGCTGCTTTGGGTAAACAACAGGCTGGTGCCTTAGGACTCCAGTCTTCTACTGCTGGTGTTGGTATGGTAGCTGGAGCCCTCTATGATAGGGCACTTCAAATTGCTGCTCCTGATGCAGCTACTCATGCTGCAGCACAGTTACAACAACAGAAAGCTGATGTTGCTCGTAATCAAACTATGGTAGAGGGTGTTGTCTCTGCTGAATTACAGAAAGATAAAGCTAATTTAGATGCTCAGACTATTAAATTAAAATCTGAATTTGATCTAGTAATGCAGAGTGCTGATGCTCAGACTAAGGAAAGCTTGACTAAGTGGATGGAGACTTACGAAAGGGATACCTCTTTAGCTCAAATAGAGGCTCAAGGCAAATTAGATAAGATGATGCAGGATGGCCTTATCTCTGCAAATGCTGTAGAACAGGGGAAGGCTGCTATGATGCAGCAAGTCCTTAATACACAAATCAGTTTAGAAAATGCTATGCGTGATCCTGAAATTCTTGCTCTTGGGCCTGAGGCTATGGCAAACATGTTAGAGAACTTAAAGAATATCGGGGTAGCTTCTCTTCGTATGACTGCTGGTGTTTATGGTGTCCCCTCTGGGTCATTAACCACATATACAGATATGTTGACCTTTGACTTTGGCTCTACTCCTACTCCAACTCCTAGTACTGATCCCTTTGGTTGGGGGAATTATAGTGGGGTTCCTGCTCCTCCCGGTATCCCCTCAGCTCAGTGGGCAAATGCTTCATGGAGACAGTACTATGTAGCGACTCATCCTAACATGATTGGTCCTAGTGGTAAACCATCATGGTTCTAAGAAGAGCAACAATAATGGACATCCCTTCTATCATCTCTATCTTATCTAGTACATATGATAATTTAGAGGGTATGGAGGCACAGATATCTATATTCTTAAAGGTGCCTAATTATTACACCCTATACTTAGATACTGATGAGACTACCTTTATTCAGGTTGACCGAGTAGGAAATTATAAGGCTCAGTTCCATGTATATACGAGTAAGGGCAGTGGAGGTAAGAGGTTAAAAAAATTAATGGAAGCGATGGTAGAGGATATAAAGAAGGATTACAACTATACTTCTCTCCTCACATTTATCCCATCTGATAATATGGCTGGAAAGATAATGGCTACTATAGGTGGTATGACTAAAATAGGAGAGGTGGTTGATGCTGGTGGCTCTGGCAAGAATGAACTTCTCTACTCGATAAGTATAGGGGGTAATTAATATGCCGTTAGCAATACCTGCGATTGTGGGGTTAGGTGCTGGTTTGATTAGTGCTGGTGTTGGATTTACCGTTGCTGGTTCCTTAGTCTTAGGGGCTATGGTGGTTGGTGCAGTTGCCGGGGCTGTGGTTGGTGGTGTTCTAGCTGCTGTTCAGGGTGGTAACATACTGGAGGGTGTTCTCTTTGGGGCTATTGGTGGAGCCGTTGGGGGTGCTTTAGGTGGTTGGATTGGAGCTGCTGCCTTTGGGGAGGGTGTAGTTGCGGAGGCTGGTACTGCTGCTGAAGGTGGTGGTGCATTCTCTATGGGGGGTGCGGAAACAACTATATCAGAATCCGCCTTGAGTAGTACTCTGGGGGGTGGGACTAAGGGTGGGGGTCTTTTGGGGGGTCTTGGAGAGTTAAGTGCCAGTGATAAACTTGTGGGTATTACAGCCTTAGGTGGAGCATTGCAGAGCGGTATGGCCCCTGATGCTGAAACACTTTCTCGAGAAGATATGCTCTCTGAAGCTGAGAAGAATAGACAGTCTGCTGAACGTATAGCCAATAGTCGTGGTGGTGCTGGTTCTGATGCTTACCGTGTAGCTCAGTTACAAGCTCAGATTGCACGAGAGGATATGGCCCAAAAGGGTACACAGTTCCAGCAATCTTTAGCCCTTCAACAAGAACAATTAAGAACTCCTATTGAGAAGGAAGAAGAGAGGCGAGCAGCTATGCGAGAGACTATGATTGGTCTGAAGGTTAAGAGACAGACTCCAACAGAAGAAGAGCAGAACAGTGCTCTCTTACCTGCATAAGGGAGGAACTTCATCATGGCTAAAGCAGAAAGAGCTTTACTAGAAAGTGGTCAACTTGATTCTCTTCGGGGGGCTAGAACAGAAGGGCGTAGGCAGGAGACTGCTGAAGACCAGAAACATTACTATGAAGACTTCGGTCTGACTATGCAAGAGGGACAATATAAGGAAGCTAAGAAGAGAGAGACGGAGTATGAGAGAGGGGTAGAGAATACTCGAAGTGCAATAGCTTCTGGATACTCTGCTCTTGAGTCTGCAAGGAATGATGCCCTAGGTCAATTACCCACTCTGCCTACTTGGGAATCTTGGAAATCAGAAAACTTAAGGGCAGTCCGTATAACAGACGAGAGTGGTACACAAGTAGAACAGACCTACTGGCTTACTCCTGAAATGATTGAATCAATGTTTAGTGATAAAGAGTTTGCTAAGGCTTATCCTCATGCAACCTTTGAGGATGGATCAGTTAATATTATCCCCTTCATTGGTCATGAAGCAAGGGGTGCAGAGTTACATGAAGAATTAGGAAAGGCTACTGCAGCCATACAGGCTCAGTTCATGCAAGAGATAGGAGTAGCTAATAAAGACCTAAACTCTGCAAGGAGTGCTATAGGAACTTCCTTTGATACAGAGACAGCTAAGGTGCAACAGCAAGAGGGATTTCTTAATCAATCAGTAGCTCAAACTCAAGAGTATAGAAGTTTACTTAGAAAGAAATATGCAGATAAACTTTCAAGAATGAGAGGAACTATAGAAGCAATGGGAGGAAACAATGGCTAACGAGGTAATAGGAGCACAAGAAGGACAGCAGATGCCTCAGCAAGGACAAGAAACTCCTGCGGGTGAGAAGAGTACTTATGATAGACTTCAGAATTTAGATCAAGAAACTGTAGATGCAAATACTCAGAGGGATATAGATACTTTCTCGTCTCTTGTTATGAAGTTAATGCACGGAAAGGAAACCCGTAGTGAAGTAATCAACATGCTTAAGTCTGCCCCCCCTGACCAAACCATCCCAGCTACAGCAGTTAAACTTGTTATGGAAGCTGATGGAATAGTTAGTAAGAATAAGGAGATGAGTACTGAGGGAAAAATTGCCGGGTTGATTTATGCGGTCATGGATTTATCTCAAATGACTAATGCCATGGGGTTAACTCAGTATCAGGAAAAGGATTTACAACCCATCTTTCATTCAGCCTTCCAACAGGTTATTGAGAGTGGTCTTGCTGATGGCTCTATTGATCCTATTGAATTGCAGGCTATGACGGAAGAAATACTTCCGCCCCAAATGAAACAATTGGGTATGTCTATGGCTAAGGAGTTAGGATTGCCCGAGAAACCAGATGAGAAGATGGCTTATAAGAGAGTTACTGACCAGAAGGTAAGACCTCTTCAGCAAGAGAATGAGAGCTTAAAGAAACAATTATCAGCCCTTAAGCCTCCGGCCCAGGGACAACAACAGGGTGGGCCTCAACAGGCTCCTCCTGGATTTGCAGGAATGTTTCCACAGGGAGGTAAGTAATGGGATTCAATTGGGGTAAGGCATTAACAGGTGGTGTACAAGGTGCTTTAGCTGGATACTCCTCTGTACTTCAGGGGGAGGTTCAGCAGGAGTGGTTTGCTCAACAGCAGAAAGTATTAGAGGAACGTGAGCGTTCTATGTATGAGCTTAAGAGGAATACTGAGGCTCCTGATAGGGCTGCTGCAGAGGCTAGACTTGATAAGGCAGATGTAAGGGCAGATAAATCTCTTGGGTTCCAGGAGAGGCAACTTGGGGTTACGGAAGAGCAAGCTAGATTAGCTGCAGAAAATCAAAAGTTAGATAATGCTAGAGCAGATAAGGCTTTATCTTTGCAAGAACAAGAGTATAATTTAAGAGTATCTGAATTACAAGCATCTAAAGAGAAAGCTGGAAAGGCCATTGTTGGTGGTGTCTATAAAAAGAATGAAGATGGCTCTTACACATATGCTACTCAAAAAGATATAGAGTCTGGAAATTATGTTAAACCTGAGGAAGCTGTTAATATTGAAGCTGATATTAAGGCTCAAGCAGAGGCTAAGGCTACTATAGCTAATGTTAATGCTAAGGGTCAGGAATTAATTAATCTTGGTGCATCCGAAAAAGAAGTTATCCAATGGAAGAAACAAGTTATAGCTGGTGTTAAGGCATCTGAAGATAAGGGTGTCTCTCAAACAGACATCTTTAAAGCTATAAATGATGGTATGAAGGAAGCTACTGCCGCAGGAGAAGATCCAAAGGAAGCTTATAAGTCTGTAACTAGTAGAGTATTTGCTTCTCTAGAAACTGCTGGAGGCACTACGCCGGGAGTTCCTCAAAAGACGGAAGGAGCATTGAGTTCTCCGCCTTCAAAGATCCCTAAATTGACAGAATCTGAGACACGAAACAGAGCACAGATGGCTGTAAAAGAGGGAGCCTCTTATGAAGAAGTATTAGCAAAAGATCCTATTAATGGCCCTAGTATGGTTAATATGATGAAGGGTGTGAATCAGTCCTCTTCCCCTGGAGCCTCCAAAGTTCAGAGCGAATTACAATCTGCTAAACAAGAGTTACAAGCTTTAGAGAGTCAACAGTCAGGATCTAGAAGTACTACTGGATCAAAACAAGATGGTAGAATTTTTACTTTGAGAGCGAAGATATCTAATTTAGAAAAAGAATTAAGAGGTTTATAAGGATATATTATGGCTTGGGATGACTATTTAAATACAGATTTAGGTACTACTGATACAGAAGAGAGTACTCCATCTATAGATTCATCTTCCAACTATACCTCTATTAGTGATAAGTATTTTGGTTCAGATCTAGATACTACTGATTCTAATTGGGATTATTCCTTCTATGATAGAATAAGTGAGCAGTTGATGAATGAGTTTGGTTCTATCTGGAAGGGTGTCTCTCTCATTTCTGATAAGTTAGGGTTTGAGGGTGCTAGAGATTGGGCCTCTGAACGTGGGGATAAGTTATTTGAGGAAGCTGCTGCTCTTCAAGTGGATCATACATCTTTATCTGATGCGTGGGAAGAGAAAAGTCCTACTAAGTTCCTGCAGTGGGGTGCAGAGGCACTGACCTCCCTTGGTACTTCTGTAGCTGAAGTAGCTATGACTGGTGGGCTAGGAGCCGCTGCTGCTGGAGGTAAAGTAGGAGCCTCCCTTGTTTCCAGAGAAATGGCAGGTTCTATGCTCCGTAAGAATACTATAGCTGCTGCCAAAGAGTTAGGAGAGGATGCTGCTGTAGCAGAGGTTCGTAAACTTGCATACACTAATACCGCCAAGCAAATTGGTAGGGTGGCCGGAGGTCTATCTGTAGAGGGTGTACACGGGGCTGCGCAAGCCTCTGTTACAGAGATAGAGGAAAAGGGATACGAGGATGCCTCTCTGCTCCGTCCTGCTGTAGTGGGCTTGTTTACTTCTGTAATCAGTAAGTTCTCTCCTGTAGAAATGGCTGCTGCTAAAGGCACTATTGGTAAACTTGCAAATAAGTCTTGGGGTTCTGTAGCTACTACTATGGTTAAAGAGGGTAGTGAGGAACTGGCCCAAGACATGCTCCAAGTAGCCCACAAAGCTGGAATTGATCCTACTATTACTATGCAGGATGCTCTTAATAATCCTGATGTACGATGGGCATTAGCTGAATCCTTCCTTGCTGGTTCTATAGGTGGTGCTGCCTTTGGTGTTATGCAACAACCTTGGAATAAGAAAGGTAAAGTACCCTCTAAAGAGGAAGCTACTGAGTATTTAGATCGTATGACTAAGGCTCAGAAGGGTGAGTTAGGTAAACCCGCTGACTTAGTAACCCCTGATGTAATTCCTATGGGTGCTACCCAACAGATTACTGCTACTGCTGGTATGCTTCGTCAAGACTTAGCTCGTATCTTTACAGGTACTACTAAACTAGAAGAGATACCGCAGGATCAGAAGCAATTGCAGGAAACATTGACACAAGGGTACACTCCTTCTACTCCTCCCACCCAACTAAGTCCTGCTGAATTAAGTGCAAATATATTTCAGGCTAAGGAAGGCAGAGAAGAGGGACCGGCTGCTCGTCTCATGTCTGAAGAGAATATTAAGGCAATGGATAAGTTTGAGGCTATTGCTAATGATCAGGATCAGGCTAAGGCTTGGGCTGAACAATATGTGCATGAGTCTTGGTTCAAGAAGACTGTAGCTGATAAATTAAATCAAGAGGGGCTTAAAGCAATTACTACCGCTAAGAATAGGGCTGCTGTGAAAGCAGAGATAGCTCGTCTTATGTCTCAGGTAGAAGAGGATAGTAATAATGTTAGCTCTACCTTTACTACTCCTGAAGAGAAGGAAGTAGCTAAGAAGAATGTGGATAGTAATGTGGTCAGGCTCACCAATATACTTACAGGGAAACAGGATGTGGAGATTAATCAAACCCTCACTTCTCCTGGTGCAGCATATGGTGAGGCATTAAGTCCTGTAGCAACTACTGGTGTGGAAACTACAGGCGAAGATGGGGAACGTAGTGTGGTCTTAGCTACCCCCTCTGCTGAAGATATTGCTGCTGAGAGAGAAGCTTTAGAAAAGGCTGGTCTTACTGCAGATCAATTAAGGTCTAGGGGTGAGGTAGAGGTTAATACCAATAACTTCATTCGTGAGAAGGGTATTGAGAACCCCTTGACTATAGCCCTTATTCATGGAGATATGGATGCTGTACATGCGGAGTTAGAGGGTTATGCTGCTAATAGCAAGACCCCTGCTATAGCTAATGCTATGCAAGAAGTAGCTCCTATTATTCCTAAGAACTCTGAGTTCTATGATAAGGTAAGAAAGAATACTGCAGAGGCAATAGCAAGTGTAAGTCGTAAGACTAATGCTTTCTCTGGTCAGCGTAAGTCTGACCCTATCGAATGGTCCAAACCTGATAAAGGGGTACAGCGTGGAGTTCATAAAGCAAGTAATAACCTTACAGTTACCATCGAGAGTGAGAAAGGTTCCGTGCAGACTGGTCCGTGGAAAGTCACTATATGGAACCGGGATCAAGCGGTGTCTGAAAAGTCGGGTTTTACGTCTTTGGTGGACGCTCGCACTTTTGCACATAAAGGTGTCCCTGCTATTCCTAAGGTAGCAGCATCTCGTAAGGGTAAGGTAGAGAAATCTGCAATAGTTTCTAAGGTTGCTGAGGAACAGAGGACTGAAGATAAGAAGGTTAAAGAGGCTGAGAAGAAGGCAGGAGTACCTGAGGATAAAAAGGTAGAGCCTGTAAGGAATCCCAAATTAACCAAGGCCGAGGAAGTTGCGCTTATAGCTCGTACCCAGAAAGCTGCTGATTCTAGAAAGAAGAGTGAAAATGCACGTAAGGTACTTGGGAGAACCCCAGAAGAAGAGGATAAGCAATTAGCTGGTGATTTAGAGGAACGTGGTAAGTCTACTAAGGAACCTACTCCAGAATCTAAATTAGATATTGAAGCATCTGCTGAGGGGGATTTTTCTAAATGGGATACCCCTGTGCTTAAGGGTACCCGAGATAAACTTAATACACAATTAGAATTAGTGCATAAGAATATGAGGGTACTTAATAAGGAGATTAAAAGTGCAGAAGGTTTTGCAGATATCCGTGCCCTTAAGACTAGACAACTTCAGAAGGAACTACAAACTAGAAGTAAATTAACTCAGCAAATCAAAGCTTTAGATAAAGTTATTAATCAAAGAAACTTATCTAAGACTGAAGATAAAAGATCCCCTGCGTTCATCCTTAAAGGAATTATGGATGGGCTTAATAAGAGTATTGAGGATACTAACTCTGTTATAAAGCAGTTAAATGAATCTCGTGAGTGGTCGGGAGATGAGTTCACTAGTGTAACTATAAAAGAGAATAGAGTTGAGCTAGAGCAATATGAATTACAATTAAATATATATAATAAATTACTCAAAGATTATAATGCAACTAAGTCTCTTACTGATATTTATAATGAAGGAACGGATGAGGAATATCAACTTCGTAAAACCCTCTTTCAACTAGAGCAATCTATTCTTGATGCTAATGAGGCTAATGATAAGAAGAGGGAGAGGAGTCTTTTTGATAAAAGGGATTCACTTCTACCACAGAAGAAAGCTTGGACAGAGGTTCTTAATAATTTATACTCACTTATTGAGAAGTCTAAACTTTGGGATGCAGAGACTAAAACGAAGGAAGGACTCAAGAAGGATGGGATAGAGAATGTCCATGACCTTCTTACTTGGGTAAGTAAGCAGAAGAATACCCCCGTACTTCAGCAAGCATTTGCTAGAGTAGTATTATCCACTGTACCTAAAAGGAAATTGAATAGTGTCCTTGTTGTAGTAGCAGATACAGATATAAAGAATACCTCCTACTATAATAATGGTACTGTATTCATTCATCCCAATCACTATGGTAAAGCTGATACATATCTTCATGAGGCTGTTCATGCATTCACAGTAGAAGAGATGACTCTTAATAAGAATCTCTCTAATAAAATGGAAGCCCTAAGAAAACATGTACTTAACTATTTAAAGGATCACCCTATCTATGGAAAGGATGCTCAATCGCTGCTTAAGTGGGAGGGGGAGAACCCTAATACTGACCCTGCAGGTGGACATAATGCTTTAAATAATTCTTACACCCCCAGAAAGAATTGGTATTATAATAATAGAGATCGTATGAAAGATGCTGATATTATGTATGGTCTTATGCATCCATACGAATTCGTATCCCAGACATTTGGGAGTGAGTCCTTCCGTACTTTGTTAGCAGACATTCCTCCAACCGAGAACTTTTCTGCATCAAACTGGATTAAGAATTTGATGAATCAATTTGTAGATATCATCAGACAATTATTTAAGGGTGCATCACCAAAATATAATTCAGTTCTCTTTGAGATTATTTCTACTTCAGTTGAGATTGGTCAGTTTAGAAAAGAGAGGGTGAGTACTGTAGCCACAGAGGCTATGACTGATGAGGTGAGAGAAAAACATGAGAAGGGACTTGAGGATTATATAAACTTAAGTTCTGATAGATGGGAAGATGCTAAGAAGTATGGTAATACCATAGCTCGTATGGGACAGAAATACTTCCGATCTATTACTAGTATTCTTATGGATGCTTCCCCTGTTCTTGTCTCAAAAATTCGTGGGATGGAATATGAGATAAGACGTAAGACCATGAAGAGACATAATGAGATTGCAGGATTTGTTAAGTTACTGAAGAAGATTCCTAATTCAAAGAAGAAGGCAGAGATATACTATCAACTCTTCAACCCAACTGAGAGGAATACAAAGGAGAGTTTGGAGAATTTTGAGGAGTTACTAGAGTCTGTGGGTTTGTGGCAAGAGTATGTTAAAATTCAGTTTACTCTTGACTCTATCCGAAGAGAAGCTAAGACTGTGGGGCTTGATGAATTCTCTGATATAGAGGGGTACTTCCCCCGCTTTGTTAAAGATGTTGATGGTCTTATTAAAGCTATGAAGAAGGAGGGGGATGATTATGGTAAGATACAGCAAGCAGTAGATGCTGCTTACAAGTTTACTGGTAATCAGAAACCTACTGAGGATCAGATTACTTCTACAGTTATTAACATTCTTAAGACTGGAAGGTGGCCTTCATTCCTTCGTGTGCCTACCTCTGCAAAAAAGAGAACAGTAAATCGTGTGCTCTCCAAGTACATGCAGTTTTATGGTAGACCTGAAGATGCATTAGTCAATCATGTATTTGAAATGACTGAAGCTATTGAGGGACGTAAGTTCATTGGTATTACTAAACAAGGTACATACCAGAAGAGGTATGATTCTTTACTTAAAGAATTGAATAAGGAAAGTACTACAGAGGAAAGACAGGAAGAGATCGCTGGTGAATTAGATACTCTGACTAAATTAATGACAGATACTAAGGCCCAGATTGATCAGTCTGTTTCCTACTATGTAGCTAAGTTAGTGAAGGAAGGTAAGTTGAAAGGTGAGGACGAAGGTGTAGTTGCTTCTGCCTTACGTGCTAGACTCACACAAAAGGGTATGCATGGACCTATGTCTCATTTCAGGGATGTAGGACTTATCACTTCTCTTGGTTCTTTTATGTCTACTATGACCCAACTTAATGATGTTATCCACTCTATCTTTGAATATGGACTGGGGACTACTGCTGGGGCGCTTATGAGCAAGAAAACTTTTGCTATTAATGATCTGGACTTAGGTCATGTTATGACAGAACTCTCTTCTTCTCCAACTTCTAGGATTGTAGATACGGTCCTTACATGGTCAGGGTTTAAGGGTCTTGATGGATTCCTTAAGGCTACTACTATGGAAGCTGCTATTCAGAATGCTAGAAGTATGGATCGCAAATCCTTCTTTGCTAGATATGAGAAACTCTTTGGTGAAAAGACTGAAGGATTCTACGAGGCAACTCACGCACCAAAGTTAGATAAGAATAGTAAGTTCTTACGTTTCTTTGCCTTCTATGAGCTGTCTGGTATTCAACCTATTAGTATGAGTGAAATGCCTATTGGGTATAATACTGCTGGCAATGGTCGTATTCTCTACACTTTGAAATCTTACAACTTAAAGATTGCAAATAGGTTGTATGATCAGATTAAGAGGGCATGGTCAGAAGATTCCTCTTCTGAACAAAAGAGACAGGCTATGTATCAATTTGCTACTTATGCTGCTCTCTTAGTTCTTTCTGGTGCTGGGGTAGATGAATTGAAAGATTGGATAACAGGGAAGGAGAAACCCTTTAGTGAGAATGTGAATAACAATATGCTTAAATTATTCTTTATGTCTCGCTATACTTTGGATAAGGGATTTAGAGATGGGGTTGCTAGCACCTTACTGAAGGATGTATTAGCCCCTCCTGTTTCTTGGATTGATAGTCCTATATCTGATGCAAGCAATTGGGTGCAAGGAGAATCTTCCTACAAATCTCTTAAACTAATCCCTATTGGCGGTAAGATTATTTATGAGTGGACACCGAAGGGGAGAGAAGTAGAGTTAAAACAAAGAAAGGAATATATTAATGATTTAATTCGGGGTACAGTAACTGGAGAAGAAACATGGGCAACTGTACGTAAGTATATATCAGAGTATAACAGGGATGCAGTATCTTTTAACAAGGGGTTGAGTAAAGGTACTGATACTGAGAAGATTACACTAATTAATGCTACCTCTATATCTAGAGTACGTAAAGCAGAGATAAAGAAAAATAGGGAGGAGAATAGATAGTGGCTACATTTAATAAATTTTATCCATTTGTTGATGCTGTTTCAAATGGTTATCACAATTTAGGAGCAGATATATTATCCATTGCACTCTTAACAAGTGCAGGTACTCCTAGTGCTACTTATTCTGGATACTCTCAGATTAGTGGGGCAGAGATAGATTATACTAACTTAAGTGGGCAAGCTACAGCTCTTGAGATGGATGCATCTTCCTCAACGCAGACTAGTGGGGTATATACTTTAGTACTTCCAGACCTAACCCTAACTGCATCTGGTGCTATCCCCTCTTTCAGATATATAGTATTATATAATAAGAGTGTTAGTGGACAAGATAACAATCTAATTGGCTGGTGGGATTATGGAGCATCTGTAACCATGCAGGATACTACTACATTCTTAGTAGACTTTCAATCTTTCACTGTAAAGATTAGTGGGTAGGATTATCTATTATGGCTGATTATACTTTAACAGCAGATGGTGGTACCTATTTATATCTAGGTAGTCCTATCTCCTTTCTTTATAATAGACAGATTAAGAAGAGAAAGGATAACTACAGAACCCCCTTCAATAATATAACAGAATCTAGACACCCTAGTTATGAGTTTCAAGATTTGCAAATGAATGTTATGGATGCATTCTATCCTGCTGTTGATTCCCCAAATTGGAGAACTCACAATTATGGTATTAGTGGGGGAGTAGAATATCCTGCCCTCGGTTTTGATGTAGGTAATTATATAGAGTATGTTATACAGACACCCCACTCACTTGTTATAGAAAGTGATTTGCATATACATACACACTTCACTGTACCATCTGCTTCCTCTGGTTCTGTTATTGCATTTCAAACAGATGTACTCTACGCGGATGTGGATGAGAATTTCACTGTACCTCCAGGTTCTCCTTATACAGCTACCTTTACCATGGATGGTACTGAGTATACAAAACATAATAAGCTAGGATTGGCTAATGTGTCTGGAACTAATAAGAAGGTGAGTACCTTATATATGGTACGTATTACTAGAGTAAGTGCAGCGAGTGGATATACAGGAGAGGTTTACTTATCCTTTATAGATGCTCATGTGATAACGGATAGTATAGGGAGTTTAACAGAGTTTGTGAAATAGGAGGCTACTATGGCAAAGAAGAAGAGGGGTAAGGGAAGGTGTGTAGTTCTGATGGCATTCTTAATGTTGTGTATGGTGGGGTGTGGAGCTAGTACAACTCGCAGGGTTGATTTAGAAAACTCTTGTATTGTAATGCACAATGTAAATGTTTATGTTGATAAGACAGGTGCAGTAGAGACACCCACTGCTACCCCAGATACAGATTTAACTATCCCATTAATTCCGGGACTGTAGGAGGTTATCATGGCTTTTAATTGGAACAACTTATTTGCAGCATTGGCAGCATATTTTTCTTTTAAGAAGGGTCAGGATGTAGACGATAGTGTGGTGGTTCCTGTACCACCTACACCTATACCCACACCAATCCCTAAACCAAAACCAAAACCTGTAGAACCCCCCACTCCACCTCCTGTAGAGGATGAGATTCCTTGGACTATGCACTATTCTCACTATAACCCCATCTCTTATGTAGATTCTAGTAATCCTAATGGGCGTGGTGTATCTATTATCCTTTGTGTTGACTCTCCTCGTATGAGGTCAGTAACCCTTAATGGAACCCCCTTACGATTTCATGCAGAGGATAGGGGTAGAGAGATATGGACTAATGTAGATTGGATTCATAAATCGGAGACTCGAATCAGTGGTACCATTCTCTTAACTGCTAAAGATGGTAAGAAGTGGAAGATTAAAGTGACTGGTGAAGGGACTTATATGAATCATAGAGGAGATTGCTTCAGAGTATACGCCTAGATGGGGCAGAGGTTTTTATGTTTAGGAATCATAAACTTATAGAAATTGATGGGGTACCCCTTATTATAAGGGAGGATTTAGTACTGCCATATCAGCACTTAAATGACTTTCCTAACTGTTGTGGTCCAGGAGAGGGTTTGTGGAATATGTTGGTGATGGATACATTCTGGATGTTGCGGATGAGCGCGGCGTGTTGTTTGCATGATGATGATTATGCGAATGCAGAACCAACAAAGGAAGCTTTTGAT